AGACACAGGATACTTACCTGAATGGTGGGGAATCGTGAGAACTATATTAAATATAGGACCTGCTACAGAGACAGAGAATACTGATTTGGGTTTAGTGCCAGTAGATTTTGTAGAGGCTACAGAGAAAGTTGCTTTAGGGACTACTACTTCAGCAGTGATAGAAACTACAACCGTCGCCGAGGGAGTACAAACTTCCTTCAATGACGATCCATTCTTAGAAGATAAACTTGATGTGAGAAGTGGATTTGCAACTGTACAAGATATGTTTTCTTGGTTAATTAAAAATGGAGATGACTGGGTTCCTCAATGGTTGTCTGCCAACAGTACAGGAATTAGAAAAAGGCTTAAATCAAAAACTCTTAACGTTAAAGACGCCAAGGACCTAATGTCATGAGTCTTAATGTAGATTGGAATTGGATTGCTCAAAATGAGGGTATAGTACCGGTTCCATACTTTGACAAAAACGACAGTAATCCATCTCTATCAACAATAAGTATTGGTGTTGGTGTACAACTTAGTAATAGAACTGCTTCTGAAATGTCGTGGTTCGATACAGTTGACCCTGTACTAAAAGCAAAACTTACTCCATTCGTAGGAGTTATTGGTGATTTTTCAGTAATTGGTGGAATGATTTATGCTCCATTAAATTACGATTATAGATTTGTCTCCAACCAAGGATTTATTGGAAATATTGCTACTTCTAATCCGGGGTGGTTTCCATTATCGACTGCTGAGCAGGCAACGTTACTGGACTTTGCAAAATTTTTAACTGAAGAAGAAGCAGAACCACGATGGGTAGCAACTAGTTTATTTGCTTGTGAGCTTGACCTAATGCCACCCGAAATACAAACTGTATTCATTGACTTATATCATCAACTTGGTAACTTCGGACCTGGTGGTAGAGACTACGACCTATGGCAGGAATTGGTCACTGGCAAGTGGGTAGATGCAATTGTCAATCTTAGAAGTTGGACTGTTGCTGGAGTTCCACCACAATGGCAACCTCGAAACGAGGCAAGAGCAGATAAATTACAGACAGCAATAGATGCTGGTCTAGGGTATTGGCCTTGTTCATTAACAATCACATATCCACCACCTGGTGCGCAACCTGCAGCGATTAGAAAATCACGAGACTCTTCAATGGGACACGGATGTTTCCCTCCACGTCCACCAGATCAGGGAAGTCTTAATGTAACTGTAAACTCAATTGCAGTGGTTACAATTGGTCATCATTATCCTTCTCATCCAGATTGTCCACCTTTACCACCACACGATGGTGCAGCTTCAGGAGGAAGTGGTACAGTATTTGTAAATGGTCAAGGAATACATAGACACGGAGATGAGATTGATTGTGGAGATTACGCCTCAAACGGAAGTAGTAATGTCTTTGTTGGATAAATATCTGTGGAGTCAGTATAAATATTAAGATACAATAGGAGTTTAGATGTCAGTCAAAACAGTAAGAACTTATTCAGATTTGAATATGTTATTTAAACCACATCCAGTAACTAAAGACGTTACTAGGAAGTTTAATAATGCTGCTGTTGAAGCTTCGATGAAGGGATTGATAATGACCAATTTCGGTGAGAGACCATTCCATCCAGAAATAGGTTCTGGTATTCGTGGTTTATTATTCGAATTGAGTACTCCAGGAACAAAGATTGCAATAAGAACTTGTATAGAATCAGTTATTAATAATTTCGAACCAAGAGTTATTCTTGAGGAAGTAAGTGTAGAAGATTCAGGAGAAAATGGGTATAGAGTGATGATTGATTATAGAATTATTAATAGTTTAGAACCAGTTTCAATGACCATAATGTTAAGAAGAGTAAGATAATATGAGCAAACATTCAAATATGAAATTAGAGTTGGCAGAATTAGACTTCGACTCAATAAAAAGCAACCTTAGAAACTTCCTATCTACTCAGAGTGAGTTTCAAGATTATAACTTCGAAGGAAGTTCTATGAGCGTATTGCTAGATGTATTAGCATATACAACTCATTACATGGGATTCTATGGAAATATGATTTCAAATGAGATGTTCTTAGATAGTGCATTAATGAGAAATTCCATCATTTCTAAAGCAAAAGAACTGAATTATCTTCCATCACAAAATGAAGCAGCTATAGCACACATCACTGTACAGATTGAAGTTACTACACCAGAAACAGAGTCTATCAATATACCAAAGTATACTAGATTTACTGGACAACAAAAAGGACAGCAAGGACAATCATACACTTTTGTTACACTCGATTCTAAGTTAATAACACCAGATGAGAATGGATTATTTATTACTGATATAGACATATTCCAAGGAGATAGAAAGACCACTGGATGGGATTTTAACGATGCCGACGATCAACAAAAATTCATCATTACAGATAAGACTATTGATATTGAACGTATGACATTGACTGTCGGTGGTGAAGCATGGGCAAGATTTGATAACATTGTTGAATTAGAAGATTTATCAGAAGTACATTTTATTCAAGAGATTGAAGATTTTAATATAGAGATTTATTTTGGTAAAGATATCCTAGGTAAGAATCCTGCCCACGGTAATATAATCTCTATTGATTATCTTTCAACTTCTGGGGCAACTGCTAATAACTGTGTATTCTTTGAGATGTTAGACACTCTTGAAGATGACAATGGATATCAATTTTCACCATCCACTTCTACTATAACTACTGTTCAGGGATCGTATGGTGGTAAAGAAAGAGAGACAAATGACTCTATTAAATTAGTTGCTCCGAAGAACTTTGAAATGCAAAGTAGAGCAGTAACAAAACAAGATTATTTTGCCGTTATAATGAATAAGTTTAATGACATTGAGTCTATAAACATTTGGGGTGGTGAAGAAAATGATCCACCTGAGTATGGAAAAGTATTCATATCAATCAAACCAAAATCTAAATTGAGTCTTTCTCCTAAACAAGAACAATTTATAATAACAGACATACTAAATAAGTATAATATGATTGCAGTAGCACCACAGATTGTTACTCCAACATACACTTTTGTAGTTATTGATACAATTGTTTATTATGAACCAAATAAATCTAAGTTTGGTGCTAACCAGATATTAAGTTTAATTGAGGATAAAGTGAGAGATTATTTTGAAAAAGATTTAAACAAGTTTGATACTTATATGAAGTATTCTAGACTTGTAACATTAATTGATGAGGCAGATCAATCAGTCTCTAATAATTTGACTGAGTTAATAATTTACAAAGAGATGATTACAGATTCAGGACAACAAGGAATTTATACTATTTTATTTGATAACGCAATACTACCTGGTAAGGTGGCTACTGAGTTGTATCTTGATGATGATGGTATTAATAAGAAGTTAGTTGATGATGGATTAGGAAATCTTTTACTTAAAGATGAACTTGGTAATATATTAGAAGAAAATAAGGGTTCAGTGGATTATGATACTGGTATAGTTTCTATCCAAAGTTTCATGCCTGACCTAATTGATGGAACTATATTAAAATTATACGTAGATACTACATTAGATGATGTCTACACCAGAAAGAACAATTTGATTATCTTAGATGATTTAAACATTGATTTAAAACAAATTCAGTAAGGAATTAATAAATGGCAATTTCATCAAGGTCTAGTTCGAAGAAACTATCTATCCTAGCAGATAGATTTGTGCCGGATTACGTTAAAGAAGATCATCCACTATTCGTTGAATTTCTGGCTGGATACTTCAGATTCTTAGAAAAAGAATTCATTTCTGATGATACCATCAAAATTTACAATACGGATGAGATAAGCGATGATACTATATCATTAACATTCTCTTGTAAGCAGACTCATATTGCGACTGATGACAATCATCCAACAGGTTCTAAAGGTCATATATTTTGGGAATTTGTTGAATATGTACCAGCTCTTGACACAACTCATGATGATTGGTTAAAGGGACATACATATCACGAAACTTCGTATGGAACATATCGTATGATTACTGATATGTTAGAAGAGACTGATATTGATAAAAATACAATTGACGACTATCTTGTAGAATACAAGAGACAATATCTATCTCAACTTCCTGTAGACGAAGCCCTTTCTGTTGACAGGGTTAAACTAATTCTAAAGAATGTTAGGGAATTCTACAAAGCCAAAGGTACTGAAGCATCATATAAGTTTCTATTCAATGTTGTATATGGAACTGATGTAGAGTTCTATTATCCAAAAGTTGATATTCTAAGAGCGTCAGATGGACGTTGGAATAACTCTGCATTCATTGTTGTTGATAAGAAAGGTCAAGACTTAGCCAAATTCTATGATAGAGAAATTCAAGGAATAGTTTCTGGTGCAAGAGCTTTCATTTCTAATGACTTAACTCGTTTAACAGAAGAAGATAACGATATACTATTTTTAGATAAAATCACTGGTGACTTCTTATTTGGTGAAGGTATTGTAGTTCGTGATATCGAGCAGGATGAAATTAGTCCTGACGAAGATAAATTAGTTGAAATTGAACACGCAACTATCCTTTCTAAAAGAACTAAATGGGGTGTTAGACAAGACCCTCTAAGACAGACAAATGCACGTGCATACTCTTCACACGGATTCTCCGTTACTAGAAGTGGTGATTTAATGGCAATT